GTCTTACTAAAGACATGGGCACAAACTACTTTGAGGATCCTAGAGCAAGACTTATGGCTCTCAAGGACAATAACGGACAGATCAGCACAGGCTGGCCCGCTATGGATCGTAAACTGTTTGGCGGCATGAACAAAGGTGAACTCAATATTTTTGCAGGTGGATCAGGATCAGGTAAGAGTTTGTTTATGCAGAACCTAGCAGTGAACTGGGTAACACAAGGACTAAATGGTGTTTACTTGAGTTTGGAACTTAGTGAAGGACTTAGTGCTATGCGTATTGACAGTATGCTCACTAACGTAAGCACTAAAGAAGTATTCAAAGACTTGGACACTGTTGAGATGAAAGTTAAGATGGTGGGCAAGAAAGCAGGCAACTTGCAGATTAAATATATGCCAGCACAAAGCAATGTAAATGATGTTAGAGCATACTTGAAAGAACTGCAGATTAAAAATGGCTGGCGTGTGGACTTCCTGCTTATTGACTACTTGGATTTGCTTATGCCAGTTAGTGCTAAAGTTAGCCCAAGTGATTTGTTTGTTAAGGACAAGTATGTTAGTGAAGAACTGCGCAATCTAGCAAAAGAACTTAACTGTGTGTTTGTAACAGCAAGTCAGTTGAACAGAGGTGCAGTGGATGAGATCGAATTTGATCACAGTCATATCTCAGGTGGCTTGAGTAAGATTAACACAGCAGACAATGTGTTTGGTATCTTTACAAGTCGTGCAATGCGTGAGCGTGGACGCTATCAAATCCAGTTAATGAAAACTCGTAGTAGCAGTGGTGTTGGTCAAAAGATTGATCTAGGTTTTAACTTGGAAAGTCTGCGTATTACAGACTTAGGAGAAGATGAAGATGCACCGCAACAAACCACAGGCAGTAACATTATGAACCGTATTAAAAACAACGGCGTAGTAGAAGCAAGTGACAATGTTGCCACACCGACTGCCAGTGTGCAGAGCAGCAAACTTAAAGACATGCTTGCTGGTCTTAAAACCGACTAACTAGTTCTTAGCAATCTTTGCTTCGTATAAATCCATGCTGTGGTCTCTTGCGCCATCAAAGAATTCCCATTTACTCCAAGCACGGATACGTCCTCGCCAGCCATCTTTGATAATCTGCCATGGTGTCATCTTACGAATATAACCATAGTAGTTGATGTAGTGTAGTTCACCTCTGTGACGGAAGCCCATGACGGCAAGTGGCACACGAGGTACAATGTCATTGTTGTTTACATATCTGTGATGTTCAAATGTACATTTAGTTGCCCAAATCTTACCACCTACACGAGGTTGACCATATGTATAACAAGCAACAACACGATCCTGTAAGCGACTTGCTGCTAGTGCTGCCATTGCACCACCTAGGCTGTGTCCGCAAATATAAAGTGCTTTTTTCTTACGAGCAGGTGTATTGACGTAAGCCTCTACTTGTTCCCAAATACGATTTAGGTATTCATAAAAACCAGCATGTACCATGCCCCAGGTTTTACTCTTACGCTTCCACGCTTTTAGGTCTGCTTTGATATCACTAAACTCTTTAGGTTCTGTGCCTCTGAATGCAAGCACAACACGCTCACTGTTTTCTACAACCAAGCACTCTGCACCTTTGTGGTCTATGAGTACACTTTTTGTATATCCAAGTTCGTGTACTGCGGGCTTGCTCTCTGCTTGTGTTAGATAGGCTACTTTAGCCAGAGTTGCGAAGTGCAACCCAGGGTTTTCTATAGTTGACATTGTTCCTCCTCCAAGTTACAATAATGTAATGTTGTATTTAACCGATAAATACTAAAAACGATAGGATAAAAACCATGCGTAAACAGACCCGTAGTATACTACACGAACTAAACAGCATGATTGTTGAACGAGATAGACAACATGTAATGGAAAGTCGAGCAACTAACGTGATAGAGAGCGCAATCAATCTTATTAATGAAATGCACAAGCATTATGACGCTGAGACTGCAGGTGATCTAGAACGCCGACTGTTAAACAGTATTAAACATCAGGACAGTCGTAAGTTTGTGCGAGGTATTCGGAAAGTCAACGAAAGCAAATGCGCTTCAGAGAAATAAGAGAAAATACACAAGACTTTTTGTATGGCGATTGTCCTATATTTGCAATTGCTCTCAGTCGTATGAGTGGACTTCCTCTGCAAGCAATGCTTGACTATAGTGACGAGTTAGATACTACAGTTCTTATACATGCTTTTGTAGGATATAAAGACGGATTAGTAATTGATGCTAATGGTGTTAGAAGTATTGAAAGTATCGAGGATGATTATCCTGTTGAGGATGATCCTTATGTAACTGATATAAGTGAACAAGATTTGCTTGCACTTGGATATGATGGAAATTGTCCTACTATGTCTAATGCAAACAAACATGCTAAAAAAGTATTGGCAGATCTTAAAGAAAATGTCACCGAGGCTGCTGAAGGTAAAAATACCCATCTAGAGCATATTGAAGATCTAGTATTTCTTCAAGGCAAACAGGGTGCGCAGAGTGCGCTGCAGTATATTAACAGTGTGCGTGACATGCTGGAGAATGGCGGCGACAGTGGGAACATTACTGTAAAGTGGGACGGTGCTCCTGCTATATTTGCTGGTATAGATCCAAGCGATGGCAAGTTTTTTGTTGGTACTAAAGGTGTGTTTAGTAAAACAGGCAAACTTATTAAAAGTAATTCAGATCTTGACAAGTATGGATATGAAGGCGGCATTCGTGAAAAACTTGCAGTGGCACTTAAACTGCTATCAGGCTTGGGTATACAAGGTGTGCTACAAGGCGACATGATGTATACCAAAAGTGATTTAGAAACTGCTGACATTGATGGCGAGTCAAGTTGGGTGTTCCAACCTAACACTATTGCTTATGCCGTTCCCAAAAACAGTGAACTAGGCAAGCGTATTGCAGCAAGTCAGATGGGCATTATTTTCCACACAACTTACACAGGTGACAGTGTGCCAGAAATGACTGCAAGTTTTGGCGCAGATGTAAATGAACTAAACAAGACCAGCGCAGTATGGTTTGACGATGCGACCTATAAAGACCTAAGTGGTCAAGCAAGTCTTACACAACAAGAGAACAAGCAAATACTACAAGGACTAAATGCTGCAGCAGGCGCACTTAAAACTGCAGACTTTGCGGCAGTTAGTGGCGACTATAAAGCATTGCTCATGCAGTATGTAAATGCAAGAATTAAACGCGGCGACACACAAATAGATGATGCACAGAGTTTTGCTACAGACTTTACGCAGTGGTACACGGATTACATACAAAAAGAGATTGCAAAACTTAAAAATCAAGATCCTAATGCACCTGCAGTTAAGAGTCGCACAGATAAAATAGAGGCACAAAACAAGTTTATCAATGATAACATGACAGGTATTGCCAGTGCGCTTGCAGTATACAAAGACATCATTGCGTTAAAAAACATGCTTATAAATAAGTTGAATAAAGTGGATAGTATTAAATCACTTATCCGCACAGACACAGGCTACGAAGTAACAAACCCTGAAGGCTTTGTTGCTATTGGCACAGACAGTGGTGCAGTTAAACTAGTTGACCGCATGGAGTTTAGTAAAAATAACTTCAGTGCTGTTAAGAATTGGAGCAAGTAATGAGAGCAAAAGAATTTATCAGTGAGGATCGTCAGAAGTTAGATGAAATTGCTCCTCTTATTTGGGTTGCTGGCTTGGGCTGGATGGGTTACGAGACTGCTAAAAATGTTAATGCATACAGAAAAGGTGAAATCACTGGAAAAGAACTTACAGCAAGAGTTGGCACAGATATCGCTGCAACTGCAGCAGGCGGTTTGGCAGGCAAAGTAGTAGGTAAAGCAGCAGTTGGAACTGGCAGAGCTATTGCTAAAAAATCAGGCGAAATTAAAGACACAGTAAAAAATAAATGGCAAGATTTTAAAAATTGGGCCTTTAAAGATAAAGCAGATCCTACAAAAAAGCCTAGTAGTTTGTCTGCTCCAAAACCAGGTAGCACTATACAAACACCAAAAGGACCTAGAGTAGCGGGTGTTGACGGCAAACCTACAGTAATTGATCCTACAAAAAGAGGTGCAAGAGCTGACATTAAAAAGATTAAGCAAGCAGCAAAAAAACAGCCAGCAAGCAAAGCCACTGCAACTGGTGCAGCAGTAAGTGGCGCAGCGGCTAAAGTAGTTGATGGTCCACTAGCAAAAGCAGTAAAAACAGGATCCACTGTTGCTGGTGCAGCATTGGGTAAGCCAATTGCAGATTTAACAGGTGCTACTGAAAAAGGGCGTGAAATAGCAAGAGATTTGCTAGGAGCACCTCAACCAAAGCCTGCTGCAGTTAAAAAAGATCCAGCTACAACAGGCCCAGGTAGTGACTATACATATACTGGCAAAGATTTTAAGAGTGCGCCTAAGAGCGATTTTAAAGCAAAAGTGACAAAGTGGTAACAACATGGCATTTGAATTTATAAGAGAAGAAATCACAGAAGCACGTTATATTCGTAACGTTGGTGATACTATTGGTAGAGATGCAACTGACGTGGCTGAAAGTTTCTTTGAGCAACTGTTAATGCTACAGCAAATGCGTTTTGAAAATCCAGAGTTTGCAAAAAAGTATGCTAAAGATACACTAAAGTTTATGAACTTTTCAAGTGTAAAACCAGGTGCAACCGACTTACACAATCTTGCTAGTATCATTGGAAATCCAAATAAGTATACAGGCGTTACTAGCGGTGGCACAGTTAGATTTGATGAACTTGGATTTAAACGCTACTTGCGTGATATTGCTGCAGGCAGAGATAACACAGCAATGGATAGAACTTTCTTACTCAAGCAACAAAAGAATTTAGGAATTAGTAGCAGTTTCCTAAAGCAAGCAAGACGAGCAAGTGCAGATTACGGCAGAACAAACTCAGGCGAGCGCACAGCATTAAGTGCTAGAATGGTTAACAGCCAGCGACAGGATGGCAAGTTTCGCAGTGATATAAGCCGTCAATACATGGGCACTGTTAAGAATAAAAAACTTATTCCTCAAGATAAAAAACTACCATTATGGGCTAAAGCAGCAGGTGGCTTTGCTGTTGGTTACGGACTAGGAAAACTAGTAGATTAATTTTTCAATTTTCTTATAAATACTTACAAGCAAGAAAAGACTTGCACAAATAGGAGATAAGAAAATGGCAGACGTAACTCGTGTAAACGGCAACGCAAAAGCACAAGGTTCAGCAGCAGGCGCAATTTCTGCAGACGAACTAGTGATTCTAAACGGTCCAGAACTGGACTTTTTCAAAATTATTGTAACTAACGGTTCAGCAGAAGTTGTTGATATCCGCAACGAACTAGACGCAGCAGAGTCAGTTGTAGCAATCATGCAAGCAATTGAAACAAAAGGCAATGTAGAAATGTATCAGGTAGAAGGCGATACAACTGGTCAAATCAGTGTAGCAGTTTACCCAGCAGGTGCATGGACAACATCAACACTACAAACAGCTATCCGCGCACTAGGCGGTTCAGTTGGTGCAAATACAGTAGACGTAAGTGGTACAGCAGTTACTACTAGTGGTCTAGAATTCGTATAAGAATAATTTTATAGAGCTATAAAGGAATAAGAAAATGGCTAGAATTACAACATCAGCAACAGTAACCGCAGGTAGCGGTCTAGGACCAACAACATATATCTATGCAATTGCAACAGGTACAATCACAACAGCAGCAGCATCTCAGCAGATTCATGAGGAGTACTTTGGTACAATCGCAGCAGTTGAAGGTACAGGCGACGGCGAGCATATCATGGTTCAAGGCGGCAAAGGCGGAGCAGAAGCAATTAGTGGTGTTTCACTAGTAGCAACATTCGCTGGCTAATTTAGACTAACAAATATTAAAGCGTCACTTTTTAAGTGGCGCTTTTTTTATGAGTTAAATACTACTATAATGAAACACGCAAGCAGTATTTGGCAAGAACATCCCGGCATACACACAGTTGAACTAAGCAAACTAAGCCCAATGAGTGCCCGCAAGGACAATCGTTGGTATTGGCGTGACTTGCCTAAAATGATGGATGATGG